TGGTTCCTTTTCTTTTGCAATAAAACAATCTTTAGTAGCTATTATCTTGTCCTTAGAAACTTTCACTAAAGAGTTGCCTGTTCCAAACTCTTTACCGTTGTACCAACCACTTAACAATTCATTGCCTACAATTACGTGTACGTTTTCGCCTTCCTTAAATCTCATGCTTGTTCCTCCTTCATAAAAACTAACCAGTGCGTTTTAGAACGCTTATTACCGAAAAGCGGTTCAAAATCAATTATCTTTAAAATCTCGCTTAGCTTTATTTGGTCTTCGTTCCATTTGAAAATTAATATGCCATTTGGTTTCAAAACTCGCATACATTCTTCAAAACCCTTACTTATATCATCTCTCCAAGTTAGCAAATCCAACTTCCCATACTTCTTGGCCAACCATGATTTATCGCCAACTTTCACTAAATGCGGTGGATCCAAAACTACTAAGTGAAATGTATTGGTATCGAATGGCATACTCCTAAAGTCTACTACAACATCAGGCTTTACAACTAATTTCCTACCGTCGCATAATTCCGTTTCTAATTCTCGATTATCCATAAAAGTGACGTTTTTATTTGTGCGATCGAACCAAAACATCCGACTACCGCAACATGCGTCTAATATTTTCACGTCTGCACCTCGTCCCTCTCTGCTAACTTCGCTTTAATTTCCGCTACTTTCTTTTCTAAATCTCCGCTTGATTCTGATTCTGTTTTTTTATTCTCTGGCTGCTTCTCTGTTTTATCAAGCCAGTCAGGCAATACTTCTTGTTTCTGATTCTTGTTGTATTTGCCGTAAGTGGGCTTATTATACTTCTGTTCATTTTGTTTTCGCCTTTCCTCTTCCGCTGCATTCACATCAGCAACCGTTTTAAATCCTCTTTCTTCCCAGTTTCTAAGAATTTTATTAACGTATGCATAATTACGTTTGTTAGCTCCTTGTTCGGAAGTAACTTCCAATGCCTTAAAAACTATTTCTTGATTACCAGAAAAATCATCTACCCATGCAAGTAGTTTTTCTTGCTCGATCGGTAGCATCATTCCGAATCCATTTTGTTCCCAAAAATCCTTAAAATTTAAATCGCTGTTGTTAATGTTGTTGTTATCTTTATTACATTCTTTAGTTCTTACATTCTTGTTAGTTGTTAGCTGTTTGTTAGCTGTTTGTGAGTCGTTTGTTAGCTGTTTGTTAGTAACTGTGTTAGTTTTGTTTTCTAACTCTTGATAAACTCCCCAATTAACTACGTTTATAAGGGTGCTAACCTTCGTTGATTCCTTTGTTAGAAATCCGTAATTTTCAAATCTTTTTAACGCTGTTCTGACATTTTGCGATGAGATACCTTTTCCGCATTCTTCTGTAATTGATTTGATACTTGTGACGAATTCACCCGGTTTTGCTTTGAAAGGTTTCCCTCTCCATTCCCACTCATTTTCCTTGTGATTTGCCATCATTAACAAAGTCACAAGGATGGTTTTTTGCTCAGGTGTAGAGCTTTTCCAAATTGGCTTTTCTTTTAAATCCCTATGCAGTTTAATCCACCCAAGTGACATAGCTTATTGCCTCCTACTCAACTTGTTTTTGCGCTTCTATCTCTGTTTCTAATCTCTTGATTAGTGCCGAAGCTTCACTTTTACTCATTGATTTAGTATCAGTCACTTTATAGCTCTCTAAAACAAATTTAGCATCATGTCCGAATGGTTCCCCGACAACTTTAGCCTTTGCAAATATAGCCTTTCTCTGTGCATCTGACGCTAAATGATTGTTTTGCGTTTGCTGTTTAGCTTGATTTTTATTACTTGGCTTTGTATTTCCACTTGCGCTGTTACCGTCGTCATCTTCATCACTTGCAATCCCAAAAGCGGCGGATAGTGTGTATCTGCGTGCGTATGTCAGAGCGCTTCCGGCTCCTTGTGCTGTGTTTTTATCAAGAGGCAACATAAACGGGTCGAACTCAACAAATTCACCACTAGCGTGCATTAAAATCGTTTTTACACCCACTTTATTTTCTTCCGTTAACGGAATTTGGATATAAGATAATCCTAATTTGGGAGCGTGTTTTTTTACTGCGCTAATTACGCTCTCTAAAGGTACATATTTGCTTTTAAAAAATGGATTATCCGCTGATTTAGCTGGTTGTTCGGCTTGCTCTTGAAATTTAGATAATGCTTTACTTATCTCAATAATTGACTCGCTTGTTTTCATATTCCTACCTCACTCTCAATGATTCAGTTTGTACTAACTCAGCCCCTGGTACTTCTCTGCCCTCTTTCAGAGCGCTTGTAATAGCTTTTTTATCCAATTTTTTGGGTTGTTCGACTAAAAACATGAATAACTTTTCTTCGTCCTCTAAACGCAAGCTAGGAGGGTTCTTTTGAATGCTGATTGTAAATAAGGGGCTTTTAATTTTACGGATATCCACTTTTAACATTTCGCTTTCTAAATACTCTTTCATATTTTTTGCTTTTGCTTCTAGCGCTTTTTTTCGCTTCGTTAATCTCTCTGCTTCCTTAGCCAATCCGTCAGCCTCTGCATCCATGCTTTTTACCATCTTTATAATGTTTTCAGCCTTTTCTTTTATTGGTTCTCTAATGCTGTCTAACGTATCTTGTAGTGTTTCTGTGTCCAAGTCCTCTGCCATTTCTAAAACTTGGTTATATGCTTGAGTCAATTCGTATAATTTCATGCCTTTATTCCTTCTCTCTGCTCGATTTTTTTAGCTAGCTTTTCATGTATATCAATTAATTCATCAAATAGTTTAGATCCTTCTAAGTTAGTTGATTGCTTCTTTAGTAAGTTATAAAGCGGTGTTAATTCATCTTCATAATCATGTATCACGACTTTAAAGCCGTAATGGATCGTTTTAAAATTATCCATGTTATCCCTCCATTGATTAAATTTTGGATTTAAGGTATAATTTCATTAAGGTAATATCTCAAATCCCGGACTCACACTGCTATGTGGGTCTTTTTTATTCTTCGTTTTCCGCCTCTTCTTCATTAGTACGCTCTAATTCCTCTAAATATTCGTTATGCCAAATTTGGCTTATCCTTTCAAAACTGGACCAACAAGCATCAACAACCATCGGATTTTCAACCACGTTTATCACTTCCTCTCAGCCAGTAGCCTGTTATCATTGACATTAGCGACACGAAAAACAATATAATAAATAAATCCATCAGCGCGTGACCTCCTCATAGCCTTTAAGCTTCAGCTCTTCGATATAGTCTGTCATTTTTTCGCAACCTGTTTCGTTTAACGGGATTTTCTGCTGAAATGCCGGATTAGCAATCATTTTTGTTTTACTATTTGTATGAATTTCGCTATCTCCGAAGTTTGTTGTCTTTCTGAAAACTCTTTCTGCCATTGTTGTAGCCTCCTAAATTAAAATTAGAATTAAAATCAAATTACATAAGTTTATTAACGCTAATGCCGCCGCTATTATGACTAAGATGCTGAATAACATTTGACCTTTCATAGTGTGCGCCTCGGTATAATAATTTCGCGTAAATGTCCATTTACAAGCTCTTTAGTGACTTCAAATTTTTGATTAAATTTATCTGCTCTTTTTTTTCGTTCTTTTTGGTCCATATTTTCAAATCGGCCTTTAACGATATTATTTAATTCCGCGAAATTAATATTTTTTGATTCATAACCCTCGTAGTTAGCTGATACAAGTACTTTGTTCATTTTTCACAACTCCTTACTAATCCAGATTTTTGATAATATTGATCACGTTTGTTCAAAACTTGTTGTAAGTCTATGTTGAAAGTTCTTGCAATACTTGCGTTCAGTGTTAGAGCAGATGCAATAACATCCGTTATTTCTGAAATAGCTTGTTTCGCGGCTTCTCGTTGTAGCATGTCACCTTTTCTTAAATTGAATGTCATCGTCTCTAAGCCGTTTTTTAGCGTGTTTATCGCTTCCGCCACTTCTAATTCAAAGCGGTTAGTTAAAGAAGCGTGGTGGCTGTCTAAGCCGTCGAAAAGCGGTGGTATCATTCCATTACTAAATTCATGCGCAAACATAAAAGTGCTTTCTGGTTCGTTGTAGCTATCAATTAACTGTTCCGCTTGTTCAAGCGAAACCGTTCGTTTCCCTTTCGTTTGATTGCTTATCAGTGCTGGCGTTACATAACTGTCTATTGCTAGCTCTTTTTGTGTGCGAGTTTCTGCTAAAACTTGCATCGCATGACTTGCTGTTACTGATTTTTGAAACACAATATCTCAATCCCTCTTTTGTATATTTTTTTGCGACTAATTAACTAATTATTGTTATATACTGTTGTTAGTCGCTCCCCAGTGACTATAAGTTGTCTGTAAGCACCGTTGTGGTAGGCGGTGCTTAGCTTAAAACTAAACCATGTTCTTCAAGTAATTTGTTTAATAGGTAAACTTGCCCTTTGCCGGTCACTCTCGGCGTGTATGTTGTCACCATTAATCCATTCCTATCTGTATGAATATGCGTTTTTTGCTCGAATAATCCCAAGTTCATTGCCTTTTGCGATGGCTTGTTATAATAAGTCCCTTTATTTAGCAAATATCCGCTTCCTCTTAGCCATTCAAAAAGCCTGTTTTGCCCAATATCTAAGCCATTTTGTTTAAGGATTGTCGCTAAGTCTTTTACTAAAACTGTATTCTCGCTCGTTTGTACAGCATCTGCAAAAATCACTTTCGGTTTTTGTTCCTCGATTTGCTTTAATGCTTCTTGCTTCTCTTGTTGCTCCTCAATCCACTTTTTAGCTCTAGCGACTGGGTCATCTATCATGTAAGAAAATGCTGGATATTCAGTTGCTAATTTCCTCGCTTGTTTTTCTACTTCAATGAAGTATTTTCTAATTGCTCGACCCATTTCGTTGTTTTGTACCATTGCTAATTCTTTAGCAGTGTCTAAAGTTAGTAAGTATTCTGTTCGAGGTCTGCCAAATGTACTTTCTCCCAAAATTGGGAAATAGTCTTCATCCTTTGAAAATCCGTAATTACTAAACTTATCGGTAATCCAAGTAGCAAATTTTTTACCGACTTGCAAGCTTTGATGTAGTTCCCGTGCATTTACAAATTTCTCGCCTTTTTCATTTTCTAAAACTGGTAACATTTCATTTGCAATTACTTGTAAATTTGACATTTTGTTCTCCTTTCTGTTCGCCCTTTCACAGTGCTATAGTTTTTGTGAAGGGAGGTGGAATTTGTGAAAAATCGCATGGATATAATGTTCAAAGGTATCTCTGATGACCAGCCCATTGCTCTAATGAGCGTTATAAGCATTACATCTTTTCCAGATAACAAAAGTTTTGATTTAAATGATTTTTATTTAGAAGCCGATAAAACTTACAAAATCATTTATAAGGGTGCAAACGAGTTAGAAAACGATTTATCGAAAGTTTTTCTAATGAACTCAAATGATGTCCTTTACATTGAGTTCACTATTTAATAACTGTTTTCAATGATTCCGCTAAAGCCGACACCATGGCGGAATCTCCCTTATTGAGGGCTTCTTTAAAACTCGATTCAAAATTTTCCAAAATTACTAATTTACATTCAAGCCGTTTTTGTTTAATTGCTTCCATCATTTCAAAGTCCTTCATTTTTTAACCTCCTATTCTTTTTGGAAAAGCTTCACTTCACCTTAATTTCTAACGAGTTTATAGTGTTAGCCAATTCTTCAGCCAAAGAGTTGGCTTCACTTAATCTAGTCCCTAACAAAGTAGCGTTTTCTATGGAATCCTCTACTCCATTCAGCTCTACTTCCATTTCGATAATTTTTAGCTCTTGATCTTTTTCAAGTAAATCTAAAATGTTTTTTATAGTGTTGTACTTAACGAATAATCTATTCTCTTTTTCATTACCATTTTCTAAAATTGTTTCTAATTTAATAATTGCTTGTTTGATGTTATTCATTTTTCTTCCTCCTCTATTTGTTTTAAAAAAGCCTCTACTTCTAAACCATCCACATCTATTCTTTCTGGATAGCATTCAATAATTAACTTTGGTCGTTTACCGCCTAGTATTTCTAAATGAACACCTGTTACAAATCGTCCTACTTTCCAGTCACCAAGTTGAATGGCATTATATGCAGACCCATCTTCTCTTTGACTAGTTTTGATTGACAAAGTTAACTCTTCGTTACTCATGTTCTAGCCTCCTATTTTCTTTTGCCCAAATCGCCGTTAGTTTTTTCCGATAATCTATTAACTAATGAATTAATTTCTGAATAAAGTTCCGGCAAAATACTTAAATCGCTAAAATCTTCGCCAGTTATACTTAATTCAATGGTGAGTACTGACTCTTTTCTATTTCTCTTAGTTAGGAAAGAGTTTGTAAATGCAATTTTTTTCATTTTCTAGCCTCCTATTTTTGGTTACTCTCCAATCTGCTATAATTAGTTTGATTGGAGGTGATTATTTTGGATTACGAAAAAGCAAATCTTTCTTTGGAATTAATTAAAGCAATGTTAGAACATAATGCTCGAATTAATAACACAATCGGTCAAACTTCTATCGGGAGCACAGAAGTTTCTGCTGAAAAAGTTGCCAAAGACTTTTTACATTTGTACGAAGCTCTACCAAAATGATTTATTTTAGGATTTCTGCTATGGCTGCAACCATGGCAGAATCTCCAATTTTAATATGTTTTTCCAGATTACTTACGCCAATGTCTATAGCCCTTTTCTTTAATTCTCTGATTTCTTTTTCAACTTTTAAAGCTTCATTTTTTTCATCAACAGTCATTTTCTAGCCTCCTTTATTAGTTTGCGATTAACTCATTCGCTTTGCGCTCCCAGTATCTATTAATAGCAGCTTCTTGTTTTTCCTGGTTTTCCTCACGCCATTTCCTGCTATATTCTCTTACATGTTCTCTGTTCTTATCTCTCCACTGTTGTTGGTATACTCTCCGTGCTTCCTTTGCTTTTTCACTTAACATGGTTTAGCCTCCTATTTTGGTTAGTTTATCTTCTTCCAGTAAATCATCTGTTGTTACTCCTAAGGCGTCTGCTAGTTTCTTAGCTTTTTCTACATTTGGTAGGTACTTATCAGTCTCAAGGTCACTCAATGTAGAGGCTGGTATACCAGATTCTTCTGATAACATTTGAAGACTCCAATTTTTCCTTGTTCGAAACCTCTTAATATTTTTTCCGATTTTCATAAACTCACCTCTCGTCATTACGATATTTCGTAACATACTTTAATATTATACGGAAATTCGTAAGTTGTCAACGAATTTCCGTAATAATGTTTATTTATTTGATTTACACTATTAATAACGGTATTCCGTAAAGGAGGTATATTAATATGAATAATGTAAACCTTATTTCAGATAGAATAATTTTTTTCATCAACCAGCAAAACTTAACTATTAATAGATTAGCCACTCTTGCTGACATACCGGGCGCTACACTCAATGATTTGGTTAATAAAAAAGGAAAAACCGTTAAGCTAGATACTCTCACAAGCATTTGCCCTATTCTTGGTATTTCCGTCACTGAGTTTCTCGACTTCCCTCCATATAACGAGGTGGAGAAGTGAAGGGAGGTGATATTATGAAAACAACAATTGCTAGTTTAAAATGCGTACAATGTGAAAATAGTTTTCCATTTAACCTGAATGAAAAGCCTTCTCATATTACTTGTCCGTTCTGTCAAACGGAGGTAGCAAACGATATGATTGAGCAGATATATGATGCCGCCAATACTGTCGGCGAAGTTAATAAAAATTTCAGAAGCTACGCAGACGAGTATTCCAACCCTGTTTTTGAATTGTCAGTTAAGGAAAAGGAAGTCGCTTTGCCAGTTGATAATAATTAGCTATATCTTTTAGCAACGAAGGCGGCAATCTATACGCCTCTTCTAATTCCTCGAGAGCATTCATTACATCTTCAAGTTTTTTTCTTCCGATTTGGGATGTAATGAATTGCTCTTTCTTTACGATAGCTTCTAGACGATTCTTCATTTTTCTAGCCTCCTATTTTGGTTAGTTGTTCTTCAAGCAAATCATCTGTCATTTCTGTTTTAGCAACGTTTTTGGTAAAAAAATTCGATATATTGCATTTTAGTATCTTTGCCAAAAGAGGCAACATTTCTGCTTTAATTTTATACTCTCCTGTTTCATATTTGAAATATGTGGATGCATTCTTAAATCCTAACTTTATAGCCATATCTTTTTGAGGAAACCCAAGAGATTCTCTTTTTTCTCTGATGTATTTTAAATCAATTTCAACTTGCATAAAATCACCTCCGTTTCTGTTTCAGCAATCTTTATAATCATAGTATACGTTGCTAAAACGGAAATGTCAAGTTCTATTTTAGCAATTTTTGTATTTCTGTTTTAGCAATGTGTTATCTTAATATTATTAAAAGTAAAAGGTGGTAAATATGAAAGTCAATGAAATGATTATCAATCTTAGGGAAAAGAGAAATATCTCTCAACGCGAATTGGCTAATCGTATCGGGCTTAATAAAAGCGTAATGAACAGAATAGAATCTGGCGAAAGAGATATTAGAGCTCACGAGCTAGAAGCAATTGCTAACTATTTCGATGTTTCTGCAGATTACTTATTAGGAAGAGAAGAATTTGACAACAGCGACTTACTTGCTGCTCACATCGATGATGATTTGACAGAAGATGAAAGAATAGAAATAGAAAAATACCTCAAATTTATACGTTCGCAAAAAGAGGAATAGCCTAAATACAATTTTTTAGGAGGCTCATAGATGAATAAAACAAGTTCTGAACTAAAACAAGAATTTCCGGAATTGAATTTCATTATTGATAACAGCTTGCCGACGAAATTATTTGGCTTTATACAAAATAAAGTTGTCCATCTGCATCCATCGTTAACAGAAAGTGAGCTTAGATGTACTATTATAGAAGAGGCAATGCATTGGAAATACACCGTTGGAGATATAACAAATTTTAATAACATCGATAATATTAAACAAGAAAAATTCGCTCGTCGTAAATCTCATGAATGCTTAGTAAATTTACAAACACTTGCTTTATGCTACGATCTTGGCTACAGAACATATTATGAAGCTGCTACTTTTTTAAATGTTACTGAAAAATTTTTGATTGAAGTAGTAGAGAATTACAGAGAAAAATATGGACTAATGTATAATAATGGTAGTTATATTATACATTTTGGCTCTACCATTCAAGTTTTCCAGGAGGATAATTCTTTTTATCCTTATGATTATGGGTGCTAATAAATTTTGACGAGGTGAACATATGTATTGCCCTAAATGCGGACATGCACTAGACAATCACGAAAATCAATGTCCTAACTGTCTAACACCAATCATTTATCAAAGCAACAACAACGGAAAAGCGCAAAAAGTCGGCGCTTTTATGGAAGAATCCGGTAAATTAATGTCAGGATGTGGTTGTTTAATGACATTGTTGATAACTATTCCTGTCATAGTAATTTTAATAATTATGTTTTTATAAAAAGGAGATGCGGGATGAGCAAGTATAGACACTTGTTAAAAAAATGGTGGTTTTGGTTAATTTTTTTAGTAGTTATCATTGGCGTTGTTTCTTTATTTTGGTATACACAAGTTTATACTTCTGAATGGGGAAAAGGGTTATCAAAAGAAGACAAAGAGGTATTGGAAAAGGCAAATAAATCAACAAACGAATTTAATAAATTTGCAAAAGAAGCTAACTCGGGCATCAAATCGTTTAATAACGATGTAACAATTGATCCGCAAATAGTAATTAATCCTTTTACTAAAATGGGAGATAATATTACCGAAAGATCAGACGAATTTATTAAAGATTACGATGAATATTCTATCTCAATCCAAAATATCTTAAAAGATAATTATAATAATATAAAAAAACTTAGAGATGACGTTGTTGCACAACAGGAAGAAATTAAAAGTATTTACTCAAATGCTCATAATTATAACAGAGAATTATCCGCAGTTGAATCTAAAATAGTAGAAAACATATATCAAGAAATGAATAAAGAACAAAAAGAAAGCCTAGGATTAAAAAATCATGAATTTAAAAAAAATGCTGAGTTAAGTGATAAAGCCATAAAATTAATGCCTAGTATTAATTAAAAGATAACTCCGCACCTTTTTTATTCAAAATATGAAAAATTAATTAACGGGGAGAATGAATATGAAAAAAGGAATAGTTTTATGTTTTATATTATTGCTTAGCTTAGTACTATATGCGTGCGGAGAACCAGAACTAGATATTAGTGATAGTACTGGAAAAGGATATTATTTAAACCAAAAAGGAAAAACCTCTGATAATGCAAAAATAACATTAAAGGATGAAAACGGGGACTCAAAAAAAATCGAGACAGATAATAATAGTTTTACTATGCTTTTTCCTAGACTTAATTCGAAAGCAACTTATACCGTATTAGCTGAAAAGGACGAAAAAACCTCGGAGACCGAAATTGTTGTTCCAAAACAAAAAAACTTGTTTCCTATGAAGATTTACAAGGACAGTTTAACTATATTTTTGAAACAGAAGATGATTTATCTATCTCTCTTCCTGAATCAGTAACTAGTGACGCTGAAGTAACTAATGGATTTAAAATAATGTCTGATGGTAATAACGTGATGTCGTTACTATTAACATATAGCTCTAACGATAAAATAGGTATTACAGATTATAATGATTTTACTTATTCAATTGCTGCTATTATGATGTCGTTAGATTCGGAAAATAGTTTAGATAAAGTTCTTGATGCTTTAAATAACAGTATGGATAATCAAAAGGAAAATAAAGTCACAGTTAATGATATTACTTATCAATTTTCTACAATTAACGCTGGAACAACAAATATAACAACTTTAGAGATTTTCCCAAACTAAAGAGAGCCTCCGGGCTTTTCTTTTTTACCGAAAAAAAGAACGTATGTGCGAAAGGAGAATGAGAATGAAAGCGGCTATCTATATAAGAGTATCTACACAAGAACAAGTAGAAAATTATTCAATACAAGCACAGACTGAAAAGCTAACGGCTTTATGTCGTTCTAAAGATTGGGATGTGTACGATACGTTTATTGACGGTGGATATAGCGGTTCAAACATGAATCGTCCGGCGCTAAATGAAATGCTAAGTAAATTACATGAAATAGATGCAGTAGTCGTTTATCGACTAGACAGACTCTCCCGCTCGCAAAAAGATACTATTACACTAATTGAAGAGTATTTCTTAAAAAATAATGTAGAGTTTGTTAGCTTATCGGAAACGTTAGATACTTCAAGCCCGTTCGGTCGTGCAATGATTGGTATATTATCAGTATTCGCACAGCTAGAGCGCGAAACAATCCGAGATCGAATGGTAATGGGTAAAATTAAGCGTATTGAAGCAGGTCTTCCGTTAACGACTGCGAAAGGTAGAACATTCGGCTATGATGTTATAGATACAAAATTATACATTAATGAAGAAGAAGCAAAACAGCTACGATTGATTTATGATATTTTCGAAGAAGAACAAAGTATTACTTTTTTACAGAAAAGACTAAAAAAATTAGGCTTTAAAGTTAGAACATATAATCGCTATAACAACTGGCTAACTAATGATTTGTATTGTGGTTATGTTTCATATAAAGATAAAGTTCATGTAAAAGGTATTCACGAGCCTATTATCAGTGAAGAGCAATTCTATAGAGTTCAAGAAATATTTTCTCGCATGGGTAAAAATCCAAATATGAATAAAGAATCAGCTTCATTGTTAAATAATTTGGTAGTATGCAGTAAATGCGGGTTGGGCTTTGTCCATCGGAGAAAGGACACTGTATCTCGCGGAAAGAAATATCATTATAGGTATTATAGTTGCAAGACTTATAAGCATACGCATGAACTCGAAAAATGCGGGAATAAAATTTGGAGAGCTGACAAACTAGAAGAACTAATTATTGATCGCGTGAATAACTATAGTTTCGCTTCCAGAAATGTAGATAAAGAAGATGAATTAGATTACTTAAATGAAAAACTTAAAATAGAACATGCAAAGAAAAAACGATTATTCGATTTATATATAAATGGCTCGTATGAAGTTTCAGAACTTGATGCTATGATGGCTGATATCGATGCTCAAATTAATTATTATGAAGCACAAATAGAAGCTAACGAAGAATTGAAGAAAAATAAAAAGATACAAGAAAATTTAGCTGATTTAGCAACAGTTGATTTTGACTCTTTAGAGTTCAGAGAAAAGCAACTTTATTTAAAATCACTAATAAACAAAATTTATATTGACGATGAACAAGTTACTATAGAATGGCTCTAG